TCATGTTATGCAGTTGCCACCTAGATAGGTAGCACAACTATCCATAAGAATCCGTTATCGTATGTTTATAATAAGGGTTTCTTGTTGGGATTGAATAATATCTATCCCCATATTTTTTTACAGCATATCCTCGTTCACGCTCCCCTTGCACGCCTTTATACCATGACTCATGTTTTCTGCCTTTTAACATTAAATAACTATCCGAAGGAAGACCGTACGTTCTCATAGCTTGTTCTGATGTAGGTGCAACTGACCCCCAGTGTTTACCTTGAGTTGATACGCCCATTATTGTTAAATCGTCAGGAGTCATACCTGCTTGTCTTGCTGTTCTATAATCATAACTACTTCCTTCAGGGTCAAAAACAGAAGAAGTAGTAGATGTTTGATTCGGATTACCTGCCCAACACATTTTCTTCTCTACAAAGAACTGTTAGCAAGTTTATCTTTTACTTCTTTTTGATAAGCAAGGTCTTTAGAATAACGGTCATCTGACATGGCTTTTGTAACTTGTGCCCATGATTGAAAACCTTGCGAACCTGTAGGGGACGCTTTACCTTCCACAAGATTCGGTTCACTACCTACTGCATGGTCATAACGTGCTTTAAGCCCTGTTACTGCAAATTTTACAGATTCAATATCTGTACTATTGACAGATTGATTAAATGCAGTTTGTTCGGCTTCCGTTAAATTCTCAAGTGACCATTGCATAAGGTCTTGATACGATTTCTCGCCACCTATAGTATTTTTAACTTCCGTAACTTTTTGAGTAGCCACAGCTTGTTGACCTGAAATAAAAGCGTCAACATAATCTCTTGTAATTCCTGCTTTCTCTAATTTTTGGTAAGACTCATCAGCTAATTTACCGTTTTCAGCATATTCGGTTTGCAAGGAATCCATATCTAACCCTGCTTTATCTGCTGCCTTTTTAGCAATCTCCAAATCATTGGGTTTTGAATCGTCTTCTTTTGTTTTGGTTTCTTCTTTAGGAACATCTTCTTTTGGAGCACCTAATTTCTTTTCTAATTCTGAATAAGATTGTGCCATTTCGTCAACAGTTTTAAATTTGTCAGGCAACCCTTCAGGACGTGTGGGAGTTTCTTTTGAATCTTCCGTAGTTACGTCTTCTTTAAGTTTTGCTCCTTCGGGAGTTTTTTCTGCAGGTTTTTCTGAAGTAGTTTCTTCTTCTTTTATTTCAACTTTTTCAACCATAAGATTCCTTTACTATTATTGTTGTTGTGGTGGTTTAGTTAGATTATCGGCAACTGCGGGAACAGCTTCTTTAGCCATATCCGCCATTTGCTGTTGTTGTTGTGCTTGGGCTTCAGCTTCTTGTTCTGCCATTAATTCGTCAGCAGATTTAATTAAGCCCTCAGTTTCAACACCAAGACTTGTCGCAATACGTTTAATCAAATCGGAGTGATTAATGGCACGGATAACTTCGGGATTGACTTGAGCGAAATTAACAATTTCCGCTACAAATTCTCGTAATTTCTGTAAATCGTTTCCCCTACCTAATGCTTCAATTCCTGTAATAATAGTAGGTTGAACTGAATCTTTCGGTATCGTAGGGATTTCTTTTGCTTGTTGCATACGTTGCATTAAAACCGATACTAAAGGTAATTGAAATTCTTGAGACAATAATGAATAAATACCACCCATACTTGTTTCTAATTGTTCTGCCATATACCTAATTTCTTGAGCGGTAACTCGTTCAGCATCTCTTTGAATCGCAGTATGAAGAAGAAAAGCATAAGACATACGTTCTTCTAACCGTCTAATACTGTCCGCAACAACTTGTAAATCATATTGTTTATCTGTTTGCAGAACAGAAACATCATCTTTCATACCTGTTATAATATCACCATTTCTAGTAGCAGCTAAATCTCTTTTACGAGTCACGGCATTTGGTCGTATCATAAATACCACTTTAGAACTTGCAGCAGCACTTTCTACTAATGCTTGTGAAAGTCCTTCTAATGATTTTAAATCTCCTAAAAATTCTTCTACATATCCTCGTCCATAATCTTCTCCGTCTACTCGCACCATACGGAGACATAAATACGGCATTTTTTCTGCAAGCAACGTGCCAATCGTTTGCGGTATTTTGTACCCCATTATTTCTTGGCAAATATAAAATTTCTTTTCATCTAATTTATAAATATGAGTATAGAGTTCACAATCCTCATCTTCCTTAAAATCTCCTTGTTTTCCAACTTCCTCTCGAATTTCAGGAGATAAACTTAAAGCAGAAACCTTTTCTTTAATAACAATTTCTAATATTTTCCCTGCGGAATCTCTGCGGCAAACATAATGAGAAAGAGCAAACACTTTCATAGCACCGTCTTTTGGAAGATAAGTTAATACATTACCACTAATGATAAGATGTTTTAATGCTTCAAAAACAGATACTCGAATTGCTAATTGTTCAATTTTCGCAGAAACTTCTCGTTCTATCGTTGCTAAAGATTTTTCTATTTCTGATTTTAATTCTTTCTGATTTTCTAATTCTTGTTTCGTTTTGCCACTTACTGCTAAACGGAAAAAGGGAGAATTAGGGGGGAGAAGTAAAAGGAGAAGTTTAGACGCTAAATTATTTACTCCCCGTGCACCAATAGATTGGAAAGGAGTGTATAATTCGCTTGTAGATTCAAACCCGTCATCAGGAACAAGAGCGGGAATTGTTAATTCAGAACACTCTCTTGCTCTATCAAGATAATGTTGACGATTGATTTTCAAACGTTCATAACGTTCTTTAGCGGTTTCAGGTTTAATTGAAGTTGTATTATTATCTTTCATTAGCGTTAATCAGTTAATATACATTAACACCAGAAGAACTACCTGTCGGTATACTTAACCCTGATGTTTGTAATGCTTTTGTACCTGATTTTTTAGCTTTTTTCTTCCCGTACGAAGGGTCTACTTCGTCTTGAAGTTTTAATTCAGGTGCTAAATCTTCCGTTACAGGTGATGGGTTCATCACAGGAGCAGGCGGAACAGGTTGAGCAGGCATTTTAGGTGAACCAAAACACATTTAAATTTGTCCTTTCTAATAAAATTAAGATTTAGATTTAAAAAATTTCTCTTTTAAATCGGCTTGGAGATGATTAAGAAAACGGACTACATCACGTTGACCCGCTTGAAAATAAAGATTTTTCGGGTTATCCGTCAAATTCGGAGATTGTTCAGGAAATAATTTATTGAGTAATTTAATTAAATCTTCTGTCTTCGTTGGTAATGCGATTTCTTCTTCATTATTAATAGGGGTGTTAGCCATGTTTAATCCTTCTACATACGGGCACTTAATATGTTTGTTCCAATTCTATTAATTTTATAATTCTCCCAATTAATGATTTTGCACCTTCACTCCTACCTTTATATAAACTGTGCATTAATTGTTTTAAAGAAATATTGTATTGTAATGCAAGAGATAAGACAATAGAAACATCATCTAATAAACTATCCATATCACTCCCAACTTTAGCACCGCTTATAAAAATTTCCCGTAATTCAAAAGAAAACGGGTGGTAGCCTAATGAGACATGAAACCGTTCTGTACCCACTACAATCGTGTGGGTAATAGTAGGTCTCCGAGAAGGTAAAACGTGGCGGGGAGTTGCGGTCACGATTCATCTTCTTTCTTAATTAACAACTCTAAATAATGTTTCGCTTTTTCCAAATCCTGTAAACGTCCTTTTTTGGTTGCGTGTTTTACTTCTCGCCTTAAAAGGTACTTAATAATACACGCTTCCGCAAAGGGAATATTATTTGTCATAATAAAAGTTACAGGTTCTATTTCATATTGTGTGTAGTGTAACTGTTCTCTTACATCTTCCATAATTTCACTTCTCCTGTTTTTTCATTGTACTCTCCGTGTCGCAAAATCTTAGCAACTCTCGCTTGTTGTAATACTTCTTTTTCGGAAAACCCTTTCTTTTTATACGCAGTAACAACTTTTTCCCACAATTCTGCAATAGGGAGTTTAATATTATCTCCTAAAATTTTTAAAGCAGTTTTAACTCCACAAGTCGGGAGTCCTGTGTACCCATCAACATTATCCCCTGCGAGTGTTTGCACCATAAACCAATAATCTGCCTGTTCAGGACTTATGTTGATTATGTCCTGCCCATTACTAGATATGAACGAGGGAATTTGTCGAAAATCTTTATCTATAGATACAATAACTTGTTTTGATTTGTTAGGAGTAGTCGCTAAAATTCCAAGCACATCATCAGCTTCTAATCCTTTATAAATAACTGCTTTATATTTTTCTAGCAAATATTCCCGAAGTGCAGGTAAGGTAAGTGGCTTTCTTCGACCAAGACGATTAGATTTATAAGATGGTAAAACATCTTTACGAAAATTCTTTTCATCAGTTAATGCAATAGTAAATGTTTCAGCGTCTAAGTTGTGTTGCAACGTTTTTAATACATTTTCAATATTACCAATACAAGTTTTAGCGTCCGCATGGAGCGTCCAAAACCCGTCTCCCCAATGTGTAGCTTCTTCGGACGCTGTTGCTATTTTGTAAATAAGAATATCTCCGTCTATTAATAAATGATTTTTTGACATTAATCTGTCCCTTCGTTCATAGGATTAGTTCGTTTATTGTTTAATAAATTTTTTGGAGAGAACAATTCCGATAAAGGAACAAGCACGAAACGGCTTCTTCCCCCGTCCCCGCCACTTCGTAAAGTATGTTTATAATTTTTTGCTAATTTCTTTACAGTAGACGTATCGAATATAAGCCGACACACATCTTTATCACCGTCCGCTAAAATATGAATCCACCAATCTGCTTTTGTTACCATAATACCGCTTTCCTTTCCATTACACGAGATTTCAATAGCAATATTACCTGTCTTCTGCCACCAATCCCGTTCTGTTTTAATTTCAGCTTTAGTTTTTTTAGCGTCTAATATCGCCACAATTCTATTTTCTCTTTCTAACCCGAATCGTAAATCTTTATCAAACCCTGTTTCAAATTTCTTTTTCGTCAATGTGTCTCACTCCAATTCTCCCCAACTTTATAGCCACCAGTTAATGGTAGACGTAAGTTAAAATGTTCCCCTGATTTTGTAATCGCCTGTACAGCAAGTTCCCCAATATCGTTAGCGTCTTTTTCTTCACACTCAATTTGAATCTCATCATGCACCCATACCACTTGTTGTGCGTTTAAATACTTTCTTGTTAATTTATCAAATTCTACAAGCCATTGTTTACACACTAATGCTCCACTAGATTGTAAAAGCGTATTTAACGCAGCGTGGACAGAACGGACTTTAATGTGTCTTTTATCTAACCCCACCAAATAGCCACGTTCTGCCACACTTTGAACCTGCAAAAGTAATTTATTTAATGCAGGTAAATTATTTAAAAAACGAGTCTTAATCCGTTTAGCATCAATATAACTTTTTCCTGTAACGAACGCAATCTTCTTAATCCCGCCACCATATAAAAAACAATAGTAAAAACGTTTCGCAACATCACGAGATTCTAAACCTGCCATCTTTCGTGTAGCTTCGTGAATATCCCCGTCCAATACAATTTTAGCATATTCGCCTTCATCAAAGCGGGACAAGAAGTGGGCAAGCATACGCACCTCTAATCCCGCAACGTCTATCCCCACAAGTTTCTTTCCTTTTGGAACTGTGAATAATTCTCTACACTCTTTACCATAAGGAACAGCAACACTAGGGACTTGCCCTAAATTTGGGAACGAGTGTGAAGCACGGGCAGTTACCGTTGAATTAGTATTACAATTATGATGTATCTTTCCGTGTAATTCCATTTTTAACCACGCACATTTTCCTGTTGCTAATTGAGCAAGTCTTTTTTCAAGTAGAAAATGTTTACATAGGATTTTAGCTTCGGAATAAGGAAGCAAAGATAAAACACTATCATCAAGTTTAGGTTTACCATCAGGAGTGAACTCCTTTGGTTTCCATTGATAACGGTCTATAAGACGGTCAGCGATATGCTGACGACTAGAAGGATTAAAAGTGGTGGTAATTTTTTTGTAAAAAATTTGACCTTTTACATAGCCACGAGTAGCGTTATTTACTTTCGGAAGAAACGGCACACGTTTTGTAACAGGTGGAAATAAATTCTGTAACTCATCTTTTAATAAAACACAATCCGCATTAAGTTGAGAATATAATTTTTCTGCTTTGACTTTATCAAAAGTAAATCCATGAAATTGTTGTTTAGCAATTAGTTCCGCAACCGTATGTTCTAATGTCATAGCCGATTCAGAATATCCTTTTTCTTGAATCATGTTATATAAAGCATGTGTAACTTCAACATCATTTTTACAATACTCTAACATCTGCGGAGTGAACTCTTTCCAATCAGATTCAAAGTCTTGTTTTTCTTTGCCCACCCTAACACCCCACGCACTAAGAGCGTGTCTACCTAACATATTTCGAGGAAAATTTTTTCTTTTAAAATCTTCATCTCGAATATCAGGATACAAAAGTCTAGTCGCAACTATTGTATCAAATGTTTTTCCTTTCGGTTTAAAACTATAAAATTTTTCAAGAACAGGCAAATCAAATTTAATAATATTATGTCCAATAATCATATCAGCCTTTTCTAACAAAGATACGGCTTTTTCGTTCTCGACTACAATTACCTCTTGCGTCCCAATATCTTTCAGGACAATGCAATGCACCTCACTTATTGTGTCAAGTAATCCATTTGTTTCTATATCAAATACCAACTTCATCATTAATTAACTTCCTTTTAATTTAACAAATGTTTTTTAATTCCAACCCTCATAGCCGCAACATCACCTGTTAATAGTGCCGTCATTAATTGTGCTTCTAATAATTCAAAACTTTCATCATCTGCAACATCAATTACAATTTCTTTATCAGGGTGTTTTCTAGCGTCCGCTAATGCTCTACGCATAATGGTACTCCAACGTTTAATCGTTATTTGTTTTTGTTTTAAATTCATGTCGCACGTCCTTATCGCTTATCTCCGATAGGCACGAAGTTTCTAAATTATAGTATAGTGTTCCTGCGTGTCCTGTCTCCCCTGAAAATCTATTTTTCAAAATGTTTATCTCCGTTATATTTTTATCACAACTAATGTCACGATTCATAGAAATAATTAAATCGGAAAGTTGACCGATTGATTGACTCCCTCTAAGAGAGTTCATGCTGACGGATACACCGTCCTCATAACCTTTGTTGCCTTCGGGACGTTTAAGATGAGAAACCAACAAAAGCCCAATCCCTGTTTCTTCCACTAAAGTCCGTAATTTCGCAACTGTATAATCTATTAATTTTCTCTCATCATTTGTTTTTTCATCACCCAATGCAGATAATGCCATGTGTAAGTGGTCAAGAATTACAAAATCCACCTGACATGCTTTAGCAAGATAACGTATTTTAGAAAGTAAATTATCAGCGACCGTAGAACCGAAATGGTTATACAAATAAAAATTTCCATTACCTACTGTATCATTGAAAACTTCCCACAATTTCTTTTCTGTTACCCCGTCCCGTGTTAGATAAAGCGGTCGTTTCATAAACACTTCCATAATACCTAACGCACTCCTACGAATAGATTCTTCCAAAGCAATATACCCGACCTTAAAATCATGCCGTAACAAATACAAAGCAATATGACGACAGAAAGAAGATTTACCAACACCGCTTCCTGCACATAACGTTACTAATTCACCTTTACGCAATCCATGTGTTTTAATGTTTAATTGTTTAAAAGGATACGAAGCGGTAACATAAGTTTCCTCTTTTTTAATCTCGTCCCATAAATCAACACCCTGCACAATTCCGTCAGGACGGTAAGGTTTACTAGAAAAAACACAATCAATTAATGCTTTCACCTTACCTGCACAAAGCATTTCGTTTGCGTCTTTTAAAGGCAACGTACACAACTTTGCTTTATTTGGAGAAAATAATTTCGCACACTCAAAAGCACCTTTTTTACCTTGCTCGTCTTGGTCAAACATAAGCACCACCGATTCAAAACTCTCTAGCCACTCTAACTCTTTAGCTATATCTCGTTTTGCACCGTTAATACCCGACTTGACACTCACCACAGGAAAGCGATTTTGATTTGCTCTACTATAGGAAAGACAATCAATCTCACCTTCAACAACAACACACATTTTTCCTTTATCTCGCCACAGGTGTTGCCCGAACAACCCTGCTTTTCTTATATCCCCAATCCATTGGAACGTTTTATCTGCATATCGTAATTTTTGTGCCACTAATTTATTTTCGCTATTATAATAAGGAGCGATATGAACTGCCTTTCCATTGTGTTTCCCAATCCTATAATTAAATTTTTGCACCGTATCCAAATCAATATGACGTTTTTCTAATGCTCGTAATTCCCCCTTGACAAATTCCATGCTTATCGCCCTCGTCATTGACGGACGAATAGAAACCTCTTTTTTTCGTGAACCACACCCAAAACAATAGGTGTGTCCATCATCATACACCGCTACGTTATCTCGTGAACCACAAGAATCGCAAGGTGCATGGTATAAAAAATTATTGGTATCTGACATAACAACTCCTAATAAAATTAGTTAAAAAAAATCCCCAAGTTCTCACTTTAACAGAGGGTCATTATGGGAAGGAGAAAGAACTTGGGGTAATTTAGGAGTTATCTAAACGCCTAAGATTACTATAAAAACGTCTTGCTATGCAAGTTTTTTTAACCACTCCTGCGGAATTTCTTTATCCGCCCATAAAAATCCGTATCGTTCGCACCACATGGCATAAGTCGTTTGAGATTTTTTGCCAATCCGTGCTTTTGCATTAGAAAAGATAAATCGAATATCTAAATCAGGATATTGTTCTTTAATCAATTTCATTTTCTGACGGTCTTGTGTCAGAAACATACCTTTTGTTTCAATATAAATATTCTGCTTTGGTAGAAAAAAGTCAGGAGTGTAAGTATGAGTTTTTGAAGGCTTAATATATTTCAATTTAGAATCTTCAAACTTATAAGCCACTCCTAATTTTTTTAAATCAGTAGCAATCTTTTCTTCTAATCCACTTCGAAATCCATAAACAATTCCGACTTGTTTAGAAGTCAGTTTCTTTGTCTTTTGATTCTTCCAAAACATTTTCGTCTTTACCTTCTTCTGTATCAGATGATTCTTCAGTTGTTACTTCGTAGCCTGTTTCTTCTGCAAACCCGTAGCCTGTCGCAGAATAACCGCCACCCTCAACTAATTTCGTAATCTGACATGCACGAAGGCGTAACGAAACACCCGCACCGACCATACTTGTATAATATGGGATTACATCAGCAGAAATTTTCATTTCTGAACCGCTCCAAATATTGACATCAACTAACGGTGTTCCTTTAGAATCGAATAAAGCTACTCGGTTAGGAATAACCGTACCATTACTTGTTGTAATCTGTGCTTTGCATTTGAACTTAAAAATAGTATTTCCTGTTAAATTATTTTTATCGTCCAATTCCGCAGAATAAGGCAACGGTGCTTCTTTGATGTTTTTGCCTTTTGCTTTCTCTTTAGCAAGAGTAATGCTATCTTTTAGGCTATCATCAATTTGTTGGATTAAAGTTTTAGCGTCCGTTGTTACCAACATAAGATTTACCTTAAATACTCCTTCTTCATCAAACCGAGTATCAGGCGAAGTAAGCCACGCATATTGGCTTATTCCAACGGGAGTAACAATGCGTTTATTTTTCTTTTTAGGCATAGTAATATGCTCCTATTTAGTTAATAAAATTACTGACAAATTTCACAAAATTCCGCAAAATTCCGCTATCATGCAAAGAAGAAATCACATTTGCGAAGTTCATCAATGTTTAAATCACCTTTCGGCAATTCTTTCGGGAGTTTTCTTTTCAATGTTTCATTAGGTAACTGCCCTGCAACTGTTCTCTTAAAATCTTCTAACACATCTGTTTCGGAAAAGATAGCAATAAAAGATTCTTTTATACATTTCGTTAGGACTTCCATATCCGCACAAGTCGTACCAAAAGAATCATGCACATTACAAAAATTTCTAATTCCGCTTTTATAAGCAAGATTAACATTTCGCATTTGACACGCTGAATCAGTTCCATGAATCAGGTTCGGAGCAATTCCGTTGCTCATACGAAGTTTATCTGTTTTATCAGATTCCGTTTTTATGCGGGGTTTAATCACTTGCCCAAACAACATAGCTTTCACTCTTTTACTTTTCATTTCGGGATAAAATTGCCTAACGGGAAATCCAACTGCATTTGTCCACCGAATAGGAAGCTGTTCTTTCGCAACAATTTTCGCAATTTGTTGTAGGAATTGCATACCTAATCGTGCTGATTTTAAATTATCTCCAATGGATTCCCAAATCAATCCTGCTAAATAAGTCGCAGGTTTAAAGAGGTCTTTGATAAATGGGTTCAGTTCCCCTTTATCTTTTCTTTTTGTCAAATCCTCAATCACAAAATCCGTTGTCGAATAACGGGTTGAACCATAACAAATTGTCATTATTGCTCGTTTGGTGGTACTCCGCTTCACTCCATAGCGTAGCCATTGCTTTGCTAATGGACACCCTTCGCTTTCAAGTTCTTTTAATTTCTCCACAACAGCGTCCGCCACTAGCTGATAAATGTCATTAGGTTTCTCGGACGGTACAAGATTAACTAATGCACCCCCTCGTTTGTCCCGCAACATTAACGAATAAAGCTGTAAGCCATTGCATGAACCATCAACGGACACGGGAAGCGAGGACACAAAGCCATATCCTTCTTCTCGGAAACGTTTCCACTCATCACAAAACGCAAGGAACTGAAACGGTGAGGACGCTTGTTCCCATTGACGATTCTCTAATGGATTAACAGCACAAGTAAAAATCCAATCTTCATTGTCGGCAACCCACTCCACTCTCTCGTGCAATGAAATTTTATCATTGCCGAACATGTTGCAACCGTGAACCGCTAACCAAAATGCTCCTCTATTTTCTTCCGTAATTTCTTTACCTTTCGCAAAATTCAGCAATGCTTTTGCTCCGCCCACCGATTGATAATTCAAGAAAGCAGGGATACAATAAACACGCCCACGAAAATCCAACTGCAATGGAAAGTAAATCGTTTTATAATCTTTAAACTTCTGTGCTTCCCAAATAATTTTAGCATATAATAATCGCTTGCTAAACAACCTTGCATTTTCTGTATGAATAATGACCGCTTCTTTTTTCCATTGTTTCAATGCTCTTTTGTTTGTTTCAATGTCGTGCGGTTTATTTGGAATCGCAAGATTCTCATTGGACGGTATCCCGCCTAATGCTATCCCTCTATCCCATGCTGTTTGCATAACGGACAGAATAAAACTATTGATATAAAACGCTGTACTTTGCATGATGTTAAGAGCGGAATAAACTTCAGGCATTTTAGCGTTTTCAATCTCACGTTTGAACTCTTTGTTTTTTTGTTTCACCAAATCAAGTTCAGGCAATTCCTTTGTCCAATACCCACCACCTGCGGACGTGTTTTCTTCCCAATTTTTTGGCGGAAGAATTGTTGGTAAATATTCAGGATTTAATAATTCATTGAAATTATTTCGATTCCGAATCCACTCTCTAGTTTTGTCCGTAGGCTTAATGACCTTCGTTCGTTTTCTCTTAACAAGCATTGTAGAAATTTCAATTAAACCCGTAGCAACGACCATAAATTCCACAAGACGAATCCCCGTATGTAATTTTTCAGCAACCGTCCAATCTTCCCATTGCATAACACTATCACGTTTTGCGGATTCCCGTAATTTACGTCTTTTATAATTGTAATTGAAAGAACGTTTATCCAAATCTTCTTTTACCACGCTGTATAATTCAGGATTTAGATGTTTAAAATTCTTTAAAGCAATTTCCGTTTCCACTTTCCCACCAAGAGCAATGCACGAAGCCGTAAACGGTTTTTGCTGTGTAACGGTGTTGATGATGTGCTTCGCACAAATCAACGCTAGAATTTCAGGTGGAACTTCACATAATTTCATAAAAGCCACAGGCGGACGACCTAACAAATGTGCAGAACAGGAATCAATATACCGTACAATCGTTTTAGCTAATGGACGAATTGTATTTGCACACATGACTTTACCGTAAGAAGTTACAGATTCTTCTTCCCTTTGCACATGACTTATCCTGCGTTTGAGCGTCCTTGCTTTCCCCAACGCTTTCATTTCTTTTTCATGTGCTAATTCATCTGCGAAAGAACTTACAGATTCAATAATTTTTGACACGCAATTCCCCTTCGATTAGTTTAAATGCAACTCAAGCTACTAAGATGGGAACTTAATTCCCTTTTCCATTAAAATTGTCTAACACATTTATGGCAGGAAGTAAATTTTTAGGAAGCAAATGTGCATACCGCATGGTCGTTCCTAACGTTTTATGCCCTAGAAACTGACCTATCAAATGAATTTCAATCGCTCCCGATTGTGCTAAGCGGGTTGCAAAGGTGTGTCGCAAACAATGAATCACAAATTGTTTATCTTTCCGCAACCCCATGTCCTTTCTCAATTTCTGCCAACAATGTTCAACCCCCCAATAATCCAAATGTCCAAACACTAGACCGCCGTTCTTTTTTAATGGTGTAATAATTTTTAAGGCACGAGCGGTCAAAGGCACAGAACGAGATTGGTTTGTTTTCGTTTTATACAGTGTAATAAAATTCCGCTCAATGTTTTCACACTCCAACCCCATTGCTTCACTTAACCGCATACCCGTATCCAAAAGAACAATAAACAAATGTAAATACTCAATTTTCTTTTGCTTCTTTAAAAGTTTACCCATTTGTTTTTCTTCTATTTTAGTCATGTAACGAACACGTTTATTTTCTTCCTTCACCCACTCAATGTAGGGAACACGCTCAATCACACCACGTTGTTTCGCAAAATTCAGCATACGACTCATGCTCGCTAAGTAGCGATTTAAGGTAGCGTCCGAAATTCCCCTTGCCAATAATTTTTTCCGCAATTTGTCGAGGTGTTGTTCCTTTAATTTTTCAATAGGCATATCCCCAAGCAACCGCACACACTCGTTCCCTCGAACAGATTGAGATTTGCACCACCCACTTTCAACAATGCGAGCATGAACATTTCTTAATGTAAGTTTTGACACGACTTAAACACCCTCACCAAAATAAAACGATTGTAAGAAAACCTAAAGCCAACCCAAACATGGATACGACTAAAAACACTTTCACAAATTTATCACATTTAAAAGAAAATCCCGTTTCACTTTCCCCTCGCATATTGTCATGCCATTTCATTACCCACTCCTATTTCTGTTGTTGCATTTTTTTCTTCAACGCAGATAAATCCATATACCCGCTTTCTTGATACGGCACTCGCACTAAAATTCCGTCCTTTGTCCGTGCCATAATCTTGTTCTTCCCTTTAACACCCCCGATT